ACCTCCATCCATGGCACTGGAACTGGAGAGGGTGGTGACATCATCACCATTGATGACCCACACAACATCAAGGATGGAGAGAGTGATGCCAAGAGGGAGAGTGTCATCCAGTACACAGATGAGGTCATGCCATCCAGACTCAATGACCCCAAGACTGGAGCCATTGTGCTGATCATGCAGAGGTCCCATCACAAGGACATGACTGGCCACCTGATGGCAAAGAATGCAGGATGGGAGCACCTGTGTCTGCCCATGGAATATGAGGGCAACAGGGTCAAGACCAGCCTGGGCTTTGTGGACCCCAGGAGTGAGGATGGGGAGCTGCTGGTCCCAGAGAGGTATGACCAGGAGGAGGTTGCCAAACTCAAGATTGACCTTGGCTCATATGCATACAATGGCCAGTACCAGCAAAGGCCAGCACCAAGGGAGGGAGGCATCATCAAGCTGAGATGGTTTGGCAGGTACAGCAGCCCACCTCCAATTGAGAAACCAGTCCTGGATGACAAGGGCATGGCCAAGCTGGATGAGAAAGGCAACCCTGTGACTGAGCAGCTTGGTGTCTTGACACTCAGCCTTGACACTGCATACAAACCAGGCCAGCTCAATGACCCCAGTGTCCTGGGTGTTTGGTTTGAGTACCTGGCCAAGCATTATCTGCTTGAGGTCTGGAGAGGAAAGGTCGGTTATCCTGAGTTGAAAAAGACAGTCAAGCAGATCACAGAGAAGTGGGGCAAGTGGGTCAATGAGGTCCTGATTGAGGACAAAGCCAGTGGCCAGTCTCTCATCCAGGACTTGAATGAGGATGCAGAATACCCATGGCCAGTGATACCCATGCAGCCAGGCCAGCTTGACAAGATTGTCAGGATGGAAAATGAGAGTGCCCAGATTGAGGCAGGCAATGTGGTCCTCCCAGAAAAGGCCATCTGGCTGTATGACTATGAGCAAGAGATCAGCCTTTTCCCAAAGGGTGAGCATGATGACCAGGTGGACATGACAAGTCAATATTTAAAAAGGCAGAGGGATGGGAGAGGACCTGCCATTCTGAGATGGGGAAAATGAAATGAGCAAAGATGTGTTGTTGTATGACTCAAAGGGAAATCCAGCAGTGACAATGGAGAGGAGAAACATGGCCTTTTCTGAAATCCTCAGAGAAAAGATGCCAAGACCCTCCTGGACCAACTGGACTGTGAAAAAAGCAGTCAAGGAGGGGCTGAGGAGTTCAGTCTGGATTTTCAGGTCCTTTGGCCTGATCACAGGTTGTGCAGCCAGTGTGCCCCTCAGGGTTGTTGACAAGGACAGCCTGGAGCCAGTTGAAAACCACAAACTAAGTACTCTCCTGGAGATGCCCAACACCCAGATCAGCAGAAAGGACTGCATGAGCCTGATATATAACTGGCTGCTGCTGAGTGGCCTTGCCTACTTTTACAAGGGCAAGCTGGTCCAAAAGGGCAAGGTGCCCACAGAGCTATGGCCATTCTCTCCTGACAGGCTGGCACCAGTGAGGTCAAGACAGATTGACCTGATGATTGAGGGATATGTCAAGGCAGAGAAAAAGAGCCAGGGTGCACCATCAATTGACTTTCTGCCTGAGCAAATAATCCCTTTCAGAATTATGGACCCAGCCAACCCACTGCTTGGCATCTCTCCTCTCTTTGCTGCTGCTCGTATCATTGACACTGACACTGAGATGCAGAAATTCAATAAGGCTGCAATGCAAAATCGGGGAGTGGTTGATGGTTTCATCTCATTCAAGCAGCCCATGGCCCAGACCTCACTTGACACCCAGGTTGAGGCCTGGGATGAGAGACATGGAGGCTCAGACAATGCCAGGAGGGTTGCATTTTTGGCAGGTGAGGCTGAATACCACAGGATGTCAATGACCCCTGCAGAGTCTGATTTTGGCAAGTCAAGAAAGGACAACCGTGATGAGATATTGAGTGCCTGTGGCACACCACCTCAATTGGTCGGAGCACTTGAGGCCAGCACAATGGACAATTACAGGACCAGTGAAACCATCCACTGGAGAAACACCATTGTCCCACTCATTGACATTGTGGCCATCCAGTTGGCTTTCTCATTCAGGGTCCAGGGCCTCCTCAAAGACAATGAGACCATTGCTGGTGATTATTCAAATGTGCAGGCCCTGCAGCAGAATTTCAAGGAAAAGACAGCAGCAGCAGAAAAGCTGTTCAAGATTGGCACACCAGTCAAGACAATCAATGATATGCTCAAGCTGGGAATTGATGAATTTGAGGGCTGGGGCCTCCCATACAATGGCAGGGATGTCAAGATCAACCCAGCCACTGGAAACCCCACCCAGGTTGAGAAACCAACTGAGGGGGGAGAGGGAGGAGATGGCAGCAAGGTTGATGAGAACAAAAGAACCTGGATGCTCAAGCCTTTTCAAACCAGGGACATCAGGGCTGAGGCCTTTGATAGGGAGGAGATGGCCAGCAAGAGGTCAAAGGCATTCAGCAAGATTTTGAGACAGGAGCTGAAAGTGGTTGAGGATGTCCTGGATGAAAGCCCAAACCCACTGACCACCCTCAGAATGATGTTTCAGGAGGAGGACCCATTTGAGTCTCAGGAGGTCTGGGTCAAAGAGCTGACCAGAACTGCAAAGGATGCAGCCATGGGTGGAGGCAAGAGCATTGTCATCCAGGCCAGGGCATTTGAGGATGAGCTGGCAACAGCAATTGACACTGCCCTGGAGAAAGAGAGAACAGTCCTCCTGGACTACACTGCCATTCATACATACACAATTGACAAGATACTTGAGCAGGTCCAGGATGGCCTGAATGAGGGCCTGGCCATGAATGACATCAAAGCAGCCCTAGTTGACACTGGAGCTTTCAGCCCTGAGAGAGCATTGAGAATTGCCAGGACCACAGTGGGCACTGCATCAAGCATGGGCCAACTAGCAGCAGGGCAGATGAGTGGAGCCACCCACAAGACCTGGAGGACTGCAGGTAGTGAGGTGAGGGAGCTGCACCAGACCAGAGATGGAGAGAGGGTGCCCATCAATGAGGAGTTTACTAGGGCAGTCAGCAGCACTGGTGCATATCCCAGATACCCACTGGACCCAAACCTTGGGCCAGAGGACAGAATCAACTGCAGATGCAGCATGGACTTTGACTGATCATGCTCAAAAGATTCATTAGGCACATCCTGGGGTGTGGTCATTGTGATTATAGGTTGAAACATGAACTGGCAAAGCAGGCAACAGCAGAGGCACAAAAGATTGTGGATGGGTTGGCAGATTTGGTCAGGGCTGCATTTAGGGACAAGAGAGGGATGTGATGGGGCTGCTGATCTGTGTCTGTAGGTATGCCAGCCTGGTGGTGTGTGCCTCTTGCCAGTTTGCCAAGGACCACAACCCAGACAAAGCATGGAACCATCCAGCATGGGACACAAAGGACCAGCAGCAGGATGAGAACCACAGTGGACTTGATGACCTGGCAAATGAAATACTGGCCAACATGGATGAGGGTGACATTGAATATCTGGGCCTGAAAGCCCCAAGCATTGAGGAGGAGAAATGAAATACCTGATAAATTGTGGTGGCTGTCCCAAGTGGGCAGATGAGCACTGCAGCAAGTATGACCAGGCCAGGCACTCCAGGAGAGAGCTGTGCCTGCCTGAGTGGGAGAAAGAGGTCAAGCGGTTGGCAAAGCTGGTCAAGGCCAAAGACAGCCAGATCAAGATTGTCCTGGTTGAGGGTCCAATCCTTGACCCCAGGAGGACCATTGAGTCCCTGGGGTACAACTTGACCTTTGCTCAAACAAAGAAAACCACAAAATGAGCCTGTGGTGATTATAATGGGTGGGCTGCATCAGATTGTACTCTGGCACCCCACCCCAAACAGCACAAAAGGGTTTTGACATACAAAACTCAAAATGAGGAGAAAAGGCATGAGTGATCGGATGAAAATTGGAGTGTTTTGCATAAAGGGCCTGGAGGAGTTTGTCATGCCCATCATTGCTGATCTGAGAAAGGACCATGAGGTCAGGCTGTGTCATGGCCAGCCAAATGAGGCAGCAGATGTTGTCAACTGGGCAGATGTTGTCTGGCTGGAGTGGGGCAATGAGCTGGCCCAGCAGATCACCAATGCCAGGGGTGCACTTGACAACAAGCACACCATCCTGAGGGTGCACTCATATGAGATTTTTGCAGGCATGCTGCCAAAGATCAGATGGAGTGTGGTTGACCAACTGATCTGCCCAACCAGGCATACCCTGGAGCTGGCCATCAATGAGAGCCACATGGGAGCCAGGGCAGAGGAGATCAAGCTGACTGTCTGCCCCACAGGGATTGACCTGGGCAAGTTCAAGTACACAGAGAGGTATGCCCACCCATTTGCAAACAGGGTTGGCTATGTGGCCAGGCTGAACCACAAGAAAGGCATCCAGCTCATGCTGCAGGTTGCCAGGCAGCACCCAGGCTCTGATTTCCACATTGTCGGAGAATGGCAGGAGCTGAGGTTCAAGCACTATTTTGAGCACCTGACCAAGGACATGGCCAATGTGCATTTCCATGGCTGGCTCAAGCATGAGGACATGCCAGAGTTTCTGGACTCACTCAATTACATCCTTTGCACCTCACCCTTTGAGTCTCAGGGCCTGGGCATCATGGAGGCCATGGCCATGGGCATCAAGCCCCTGGTCCACCATTTCCCAGGAGCTGATGAGCTGTATCCAGAATATTGCCTCTGGAAAGACCTGGATGAGCTGGGGCAATTGCTTGACAACCCATACAACTCCAGGAAATACAGGTCACACATTGAAAAGTATTTCAGCACCAAGCTGTCTTTCAAAAGAGTCAGAGCCATCCTGCCAGGCAGAGATGATCTGAAAAAGATTGAGGGAGGTCCCAGGTCCCACCTTGAAACACCACCAACCGAACCCAAGCCGAATGAAGCACACAACCCTGTGGACCTCCCTCAAGTTGCATTTTGCCTCATGTATGCCAATGAGGAAAAGAACCTGGACAGATGCCTGAAATCAATCAAGCCATTTGCAGATTTCATTGTGGGGATGGACACTGGCTCAACGGACTCATCAAACTCAATCATGGAGTCATACAATGCCATTGTCCATCACCCCAGTGATCTGGGTGAGCTGTTCACTGAAACCACCCAGGGCAGAAAGCTGA